GATTTGATGGAAGTCGTTCGTGAGATTCAGGACTTTCATCGCCGGGAAAAATTTGATGCGATCTTTATTGATGCGACTGGTATCGGTGCTGGTGTTTATGATCGGTGTTTACAGTTGGGGCTTCCGGTGTGGGAAATTAACTTTGGTGCAAACGCTCCAGACAGGCAGTATTTCAACTATCGGGCTTACATCTACGGGCAGTTGAACGATGCGCTAAAAAGAAATCTTGCAATTCCTAAAGACGATGTTCATCTTGAAGAAGAATTGGTTGCTCAAGAATTTTATTATACCCAAAGAAGCAACCAGATTATTTTGTCGCCGAAAGATGACATTAGAAAATTATTGGGACGATCACCGGACAGATCAGATGCGCTTGCTCTTACTTACGCATTGCATATTGAGCCGGACAAGAATAGAAAATTTGATGAGGCAGATTCTCATCAATCAGATTACGATCCATTAAATAATAATTTTTGATTGCTTAAAAAAAAACTGGTGGATTATTCTAAAAGAATGATCTATTTTTTTACCGAGGGGTCTATTACACATTTTGTTTTCATATTTGTTTTTTGTGTGATAGACTCCGATAACCTTTAACCTAAAAATTTGAGAATTATGTGCGGAGGAATTCCTAAAATGCCTAAAATCCCAACACCCCCAACACCCCCAACACCCCCACCACCACCACCACCGCCACCTACGCCTATTGATCCGGCTGTTAAGCAAGCGAGATCTGACGAAACGGCTAGACTAAAGGCTGCAAGAGGTAGGCAGGGGACTATTGTAACAGGAGCATTAGGACTGGGTCAGCCAGCTAATACCGGAACGCAAAAACTTTCAGGATTTTAGAATGACTATAGAGCAACAAAGATCCCCAGAAGCATCTCTTATCTCGAAATTCCGCAAGAACCTTGAAGGTTTGAGATCGGAACGAGATAAGAGTTGGCTTCCCCACTGGAAGGAATTGAATATGTATGTCGAACCAAAGACAGGCAAATTCCTTTTATCCGACAAAAATGACGGATCGAAAAAAGATCAAAAGATTTACAACGGAAGAGGTCGTCTCGCTCTGCGAACTCTGACTTCCGGCATGATGTCCGGCACAACTTCACCATCAAGACCTTGGTTTAATTTGAGGGTTGCGGAAGAATTGATGCAAAACGTCAATGTAAGACGCTGGCTTGACGATGTTGAGCAAGCGATCTATTCATCTTTTGCCAGATCAAACCTCTACACCGAATTGCCAAAGCTCTACAAGAGTATGGCTCTATACGGCATCGGAGCAATGATGGCTCTTGAAGATTACGAAGACATCACCCGTTACTACACATTCTCTGTTGGGGAATTTTTTGTCGCCAATGATGAGCGTTTGAAAGTCGGAACTTTTGCGAGAGAGTATCAGATCAGTGTTGAGCAAGTGGTAAATGAATTTGGATGGGAAAATTGCAGCGATGAAGTAAAAAGAAAATACAATGCGAACGATCTATACACGCAGGTCGAGATCGTTCATATGATCCAGCGTAACGATGATCGTGATCCTGATTTAAAGGACACAAAAAATATGAAATACCGCAGTGTTCACTTTGAAAAGAACGCCAAGGATCCGGGCAAAGGTAATGATAAATTTTTGCACAAGTCAGGCTTCAAAAGATTTCCGGTATTTTGTCCACGCTGGGAAGTTGAATCAACTGACGACTACGGCACGGGTCCGGGTTGGGATGCTCTTGCGGATGTTAAGCAATTGCAAGTTGAGCAAAAAAGAAAATTGCAAGCGATTGATCGGATGGCGAATCCTCCGGTTGTGGCTCCTGCAACGATGATCGGAAAAAATACTTCAACACTTCCGGGCGGCGTTACTTATTCTGACGAGCGTGATTCTGGTAAAGGCTTGAGAGCCTTGTATCAAGTGGATCCACGCATCAACGAATTAATGCTTGATATTCGTGAAACAGAAGGTAGAATCAACGAGATATTTTTTGCAGATTTATTCTTGATGCTTTCGCAAACTGATCGCAGAGAAATTACTGCGAGAGAAATTGCTGAGAGACACGAAGAAAAATTACTTGCACTTGGTCCAGTTCTTGAAAGACTCAATGATGAGCTTCTTGACGATCTAGTTACAATGCAATTTGAAAGAATGTATGATGGAAGAATGTTGCCAAAAGCCCCTCCAGAGCTGCAAGGTGGAACAGTGAGGATTGAGTATATCTCCGTTCTGCATCAAGCTCAAAGATCCGTTGGAATTTCTGCTATTGACCAGTTGATTAATTTCGCTGGCGCAGTATCAAAAGTGAAACCGGAAATTTTGGACAAGATTAACGGCGATAAAATGCTTGACAAATATTCTGAATACCTAGGAACTCCTGCCTCAATATTAAATTCTGAGGAAGAAGTCCAAAATATCAGAGGTCAAAGAGCGCAACAACAGCAGGCACAGTTACAAGGACAGGCTGGATTAGTTGCATCCGAGATTGGCAAGAATTTGTCTGCTACCGATCTTGATAAAAACAACGCCTTGAAAGCAGTAGCTGAAAGGTTAGGACAGCAACAATCTTAATAATAATTTAACAGGAGTTTTATGACTACATATTCATCTACATTTTCAGCGGCGGGTCAGGTATCTTCTGCCTTGAAAGTCGCTAAAAATAAAATTTTTCAATACAGTTTATCAGCTACTTGGGGAACTGGTTCAGTTGTCCTTGAAAAAAAAGTTGGTGCAAACGGCTGGAAGGCTGTTAGTGATGTTCATACTGCGAATAGATCTTTAGCTCCAATTGATAATCTTGGAGAAGGCGAATACAGATTGCGGTGTGTCAGCTATCAAAACACAATCACCTATGTTCTTGGTGATGCGGTATCTAGCTTTTACACTCGTTTCTTACCCGGTCAAACTGGTAAAGCCGGAACAACTGCTGGTTGGGTTCCGGGAGCAGGAAATAACATTTCTCTCGCAACTCTTCCTGCTGGCGTTACTGCTGGAACCTTGGTTATCCCGGTTATAGGATTAAGAGTTGGCGATATTATCAGCGGATTTTATGCCGTTGGTCAAGTCGAATCTGCTGGTAACACAGCCTCGATTACAGTCGAGTTAAGAAAAATGACCGCTGCCGCAGCCGATGTTTCTGATGCAAGCGTTGGAACAACTGGCGCAGTTTCATTTACTGCTGATGCCATTATGAGTTCTGCTAATGTGGCACAAACTTTATCTGCACCTGAGACTGTTGGCGATGATGGGTCATACTATTTCTTAGTATCTGGAACTACTGCCGCTCTTACAGACATCGCTTTACAGGGCATTGGAATTAAAATAACTAAAGCATAATGGAAAACGAAAAAACAAATATTAAAGACAGCATCCTTCCAGCCAAACAGGCGAAGAAGGACGCTGATCGCAACAAAAAAGTCGAAGAGGCTTATAAAAAAATTCTTGCAACTGAGGAAGGAAAGACTGTATTATGGGATTTGCTTTCTTATGCGGAAATTTACGGTGATGCTTTTACTGGTAATAGCAGCACTTTTTATAAACTAGGCACGCAGCGAGTAGGAAAAAGAATCATTGAGAGAATCAATGCCTCAGATCCGAAAGCGTATGCCAAATTACTATTAGAATATAATGACAACTGAAGCTCAAAATAACACTGATGTTGCGGCTGCTGATTCTAACAAACAAGTCGGGTCAGAAAGCCAAAGCGATAGTTCCCAAACTAACGCACAACCGGAGTCTAAAACTACTCCTGAATCTAACTTAGAGGTAAAGTCAAACGAAGAAAAAAAGGGAGACGAATCTGATAAGCCTAAAACCGAAGTAAAGCCTGAGGACAAAAAACCTGAGGACGAAAAAGAGGTAAAGGACGATAAGGATGAAGAAGATGAGGTTGATCGTGACTATAGCAAGCTGACTTTTAAAGATCCTGAAAATATTGACCAAGATCTTTTGAAAGAAGCAACCGAGGTTTTTGGAGAATCAAAACTTTCTGTTGAACAGGCTCAAAAGCTAATTCAATTGCAAGAAAAATTCCTTGAAAAAACTCGCGCTAGATACCACGAACAGGTTGATGGCTGGATCAAAGAAGGGAAAAAGGATCCTGAATTTGGAGGTAAAGATTACGAAAAGAATATGGCAGCCGTTAATAAGGCTTTCACGACTTACGGATCTGAGTCTCTAGGTAAATTCTTGGATGACTATCGTTTCGGCGACCATCCTGAGGTAATTAGAATGTTCTATCGTATAGGGCAAACGCTTACAGAGGATTCTAAGGCTGGGGCAGGAATTGGAAAAAAACCATCTTCGGATGGAAAAACTTTGGCTGAGAGGATGTATCCTAACAGTCCGAGTAGTGGTCAATTTTAACAACTTTATTAAGGAAAAAATATGTCAACTTTAGCACAAACTAAACTAACTTACAGGGACATTGCAAGCCGTGTAGATCCTACTGGGTCAGTTGCCGACATCGTGGAGTTGTTGGCTCAGGTAAATCCAATTCTTGAGGACGCAGTTGTCCTTGAATCGAATATGGATTCTGCTCACAAAACTACCATTAGAACCGGCATCCCTTCTCCAACTTGGAGAAAATTTAACCAAGGTGTTGCTCAAAGCAAGTCAGTGACTCAACAAGTCGTTGACTCTATGGGTATGCTTGAAGATTTTGCTGTGATCGACAAAGATCTAGCTGATCTTGGTGGAAACACCGCTCAACAAAGACTTGTTGAAGCCGCAGCTCACATCGAAGGTATGTCTCAAAAAATGGCAGAAACTTTCATTTATGGTAACGGCGTTACTGAAAAAGAAGCGTTTACTGGTATTGCTGCGAGATTCAATACTCTTTCTACCGACAAAACAAAATCTGGTTCTCAGATTATTGATGCTGGTGGAAGCGGTGTTGACAATAGCTCAATTTACATCGCTTGTTGGGATCCAACAGTTGCTCACTTGATTTACCCTAAAGGTAAAAAAGGTGGTCTTCAAAGAATTGATGACGGCGTTGTTGACGAAAGAGACGGCGATGGCAATGTTTACAAGGCTTACAGAGATCACTTTAAATGGGATCTTGGTTTTGTCTTGAGAGACTGGAGACAATTTGTTCGTGTTGCGAACATTGATGTTTCTGATCTTGCAACCGCTGGTGCTTCTGGCTACTCTGGTCCAGACTTGGTTAATCTTTTAATCAAAGCTGTGAACAAGTTAAAGTTCCGCAACAAAGGTAAAATTGTTATCTATTGCAATAGAACTGTTCACACAGCTCTTGAGCTTATTGCTGCGAATAAAACTAACACTCACTTTACTTCTAAAGAAATTGGTGGCGTGGATGTTCTTTCGTTCAGAGGCTACCCTATCCGCTTATGTGATGCTATCACAGACGCAGAAGATAGAGTTGTTTAATTATTATAACCTTTAATTGGAGAAAACTATGTTTACAGACGCACAATTAGAATTATCTAATGCTCAAGCGATTACATCGTCAGCGAAGTCAACCAACGAAATCAATATGGGAACTGCTAAATGGGGTAAAGGAACCCCAATGGCAGCCGTATTTACAGTTGATGAGGCTTTCGGTGCAAGTGGATCTGGCACTATGACCCTTGAGTTACATACCAAACCAACTACTAACCCTAGCTCTGGTGGAACCAAAATCTATGATTCTGGTGCTATTGGTAAAGCAACTTTGGTTGCTGGCTATCGCAAAGTTGTTGCTTTGAGTCCAGATATTGATGGTAAGTTTGTTGAGGCTTACTATACTGTAGCAACTGGTCCAATGACTGCCGGAAAAATTTCGACTGTTATTGTTCCTTTGGAATCAGTTCAAACTAACGAACAAAATCAATAGTAACTTTTAAATAAAATCAAATATGGCACTTAAAAAATATTTCGTCACGAAAGATATTTACCACAAAGGTAAACTAATCAAATCTGGCTCCATTGTAGCGTCCGAAACTAATCACAAATATTTCGAGCCTTACTCAAAAGAGGAGTTCAGCAATGAAAAAGAACCTGCGACAATCGTCCTAAAGGATGAGGAAGGTAAAGCGGCTTTACAATACGATGAAAATGGTATTGTAATTAAACCGGGCGAAAAAAAACCCGTGGCTCCAAAACCAACTAAGCCAGAAAATTCGGCTCCGAAAGCACAGCAACCAGCAGCAAAGGGTAAAACCAAAGCTGCCGCTGCTGCCGCAGAGGAAGACGAAGATGCTTCTGACGAAGAAGGCAAAGGTAATACTGATGAAAGCGAAGACGCTTTCTAAACCCCTAACTGTGTAAGGCTATGACTTCCGAAGTTGATATTTGCAATCTAGCTTTAACAGAGTCTTTCTGTTCTGAGATCCAGTCTTTGACTGCTCAGAGCAGGGAGGCTGAGGTCTGCAACAGATTTTATGCTCAATGCAGAGACTTACTGTTAAGCGGATATAACTGGAAATTTAATCAAGTGAGAAGATCTTTATCAGTATCTTCCGAAACCCCACCTAATGACTGGGGCTACGCTTACGAGGTTCCCACGAATTGTTTGTATGCCGTAAAAATTTTCCAAAGCAACCGCAATCCAGTAAAAGAAATTCCATTTACCATCGAATCAAAATTGAATGTCGATGAAAAAATTCTATACACCGATGAGCCTGATGCCATCCTGATTTACCGAAAAAAAATTACTGTAACCAATATGTTTAGCCCAATGTTCATCGAGGCTTTTGCCAATTTACTTGGAGCCAAAGTTGCAATGGGATTGAAACAAGATATTAACCTAGCGAATATCCGTATGACAAGTTTTTGGCAAGCAGTTTCCAGAGGAACTATACTGGATTCAGCGGCAAGAGATGAAGACGCTCAACCAGATACAGAACTTGTAACATCGAGGTTGTAGTATGCCAATAGCTTATAAAGGACAAGGATATTTTAATGGAGGAGAAATTACTCCAGAGATGGGAGAAAGACCCGACCTACAGCGTTACA